TAATGTTGCTAGTTTAACTATTGATGATAAAGACAATATTAGTACCCATCGAGTGGATAGTAGTAGTAAAACTAAAAAATACAGTAAAAAAGAACATATTGAGACTTCACAGAGTAAAACTAAAACTAAAACTAAAACTAAAACTAAAACTAAAAATAATACTAAAAATAATACTAAAAATAATACTAAAAATAATACTAAAAATAATACTAAAAATAATACTAAAAATAATTTGCCACTTTTTAGTAAAATACATCAAATATTTATTGTTGTTATAAATAATAAATCATTTAATAAAACTGATGATAGTGAATTACTAGAAAGTTTACGTGTATCTGGCAACACTATTTTTAACATAATTAAGGGAAACAATATTAAATCATTCAATATAGTAGATACTATAGATAAAAAGACCACTGACAAAAAGCAAAACAATACTACAAAATATATAGAAACTATTCTAGAAGGTGTGTTATTATCATCTTATAGATTTAATAAATATAAAACAAATCAAGCCCTCAACAAAAATGCAATTAAATTTTATTTGCATCGTATAAATATAGTTGTTAATAAATCTATAAACGAGAAATCAGGAAAATTATATGTCTCTAGAATACAAAAATTATCTAATATTGTTAAAAGTGTTTTCATCGCCAGAGATTTAATAAATGAGCCCGCAAATATAGCTAAAGCAAACAGATTCATTGATTTCGTTAAAACATTCATTAAAAAACAGAAATTATCAATCGCTGTTGAAATTTTAGACAAAGAAAACCTAGAAAAACTTAGAATGGGACTTATTCTGGGAGTAGGTAAAGCTAGTTCCACAGAAAATGCACCACAAGTTTTAATTATGCGCTATACTGGAGGCGAATGTGATAAAAAACAAGATGATCCGGCATATGTATTATTAGGTAAAGGTATTACTTTTGATACTGGCGGACTTGATATTAAAGGCACTAAAGGAATGATTGAAATGAAAACAGATTTATCAGGTGCCGCAACTGTTACTGCATTCTTATTAGGATATGCAATGAATAAAGGAACTAAATGTATTAATGTAATATGCCCTTTTGCCGAAAATAGTATAGGACCAAATGCAACTAAACCTAGTGATGTACTGACAGCATATGATGGCAAAACTGTAGAAATTACAAACACTGATGCTGAAGGGCGTTTGGTATTGGCTGATTGTTTGGCATATGCTGTGGATAAATATCCAAAGGCAACATTAATAGATTTTGCAACATTAACAGGACAACAGGAAGCATTATCTAGTAAGATGTTTAGTAATATATTATCAGTGAATAGTGATAATGAAATGGAAAAAATGATTGCTAGCGGACAGGAAATTAATGAATTATTAGTCCCATTACCAATGATGGAAAAACACGTAAATAAATTAGAAAGTTATGTGGCAGATATTAAAAATGTTAGTTTTGCTTCAAGTGCAGATATAATAATGTCTAGTTTATTTATGAGACAATTCATTAAGAAAAATACTAAATGGATGCATATTGATATTGCAGGACCTAGTTATAAAATTACTGATGTAGTGAAATATGCTTCGCCAGAAGCTAGTGGAATCGGTGTTCGCCTACTATTTAACTATTTTATGGTATAAATTGCGTGGTAATTAAAGGAAAAATAGATAAAATTTAGTTACTTTTATTTTTTTCAACAAAAATTGATGTTTAAAAAAAACCGAATAAATCGATGTCTCCTCCCCAAAAGGAAACAACCTATTAAATTAAATAGGAGGACATTTATTTAATTTAATTGCACACTTTGTGCTTATCGAATAAATAAATTCGGTTTTTTTTTCCTATTACTAGAAAAACAAACAAACTTACTAGGCAATTGTTTTTCAATTTTTATTTAATTAATTATATATTTTACCATTTTTTGCTATTTTTTTTTCCATTTTTTTTCTAGTTGTATCTTAATAAGGAAACGTAAAAACTGTAATTATTTTCTATAAATCTATATTATCTATATAATCTATATAATCTATATAAAATGATTAATAACAAACTTTTAAATAAAACAAGTATATGTATTTTAGTATTAATAATAGTAATACTAGTAATTGTTTTATTTTATAATTATTTTAACAGACACAAAACTAGTAAAGAGAAATTTAATACAGAACCATCTATTAGAGGGAAAGCAGTTAAAATTACCTGTCAAAATTGTAATGGCATACCAAATTCTAATGGTAGTGATGTAAATTTATTTGCAGTATTTATTTATGATGATACTGGTAAAATTTTAAATTTAGGTACGAATGGTATAGCAGCATTATCAACAACATTTCAAAACAATGGACCAAATAATGCATTAAAATATGTATCTAACAATTCTTCCAGAACCCTTACACAAGCAAAAAACAGCAAATTAAATATTGATACTACTTGGAATTCAAATGATTATTGTAGTGCATCAGGAAGCACACCTTCAAATGGCCTTTCACCAGGATGGTGGTCATATACTTTTACTAATCCAGTTAATATTAGTGGTATTGAAATTTATAGCAGAAGCGATAATTGTGCTGAACGTATATCAAATGCATTAATTCAAATATTAGATACATCAGGCAATGAACTATGGAAAAAAAACTTCAAAAATATTACTAAAGTGTCTAACGTGCCTGGAGATTATAATAAACCTAATGACCCTACAGATGTATGGGAGACTTTTATAGTTTCTCCTGCACCCACAACTACAATGGCACCCACTACTACAAGGATGCCCACTACTACAATGGCGCCAACCACTACCATGGCGCCCACAACTACAATAGCACCCACCACTACAATGGCACCCACCACTACAATGGCGCCCACTACTACAAGGATGCCTACAACTACAATGGCGCCAACCACTACCATGGCGCCCACAACTACAATAGCACCCACCACTACAATGGCACCCACCACTACAATGGCGCCCACTACTACAATGGCACCCACCACTACAATGGCGCCCACTACTACAATGGCGCCTACAACTACAATGGCGCCTACAACTACAATGGCACCCACTACCACAATGATGCCTACAACTACTATGGCACCCACAACTACAATGATGCCTACAACTACTATGGCACCCACTACCACAATGATGCCTACAACTACAATGATGCCTACAACTACAATGATGCCTACAACTACAATGGCGCCCACCACTACAATGATGCCTACTACAACAATGATGCCCACCACTACAATGATGCCTACTACAACAATGATGCCTACAACAAGTGCTGGTATCACTAGTACAACTGTCGGTGCAACTGTTCCTACTACAACAAGTTCTGGTATCATTCGTACAACTGTCGGTGCGACTGTTCCTACATTATCTCCATCACAAACAATTGCATTATTAAATGCTGGTGCTGATATGAGTGTATTAACATCTCAAGGTATTTCTATGAGTTCAGCAATGAGAGGACCATCTACTAATATAGTTCAAACTAATTTTTCTGGTACATCAAATATTTATTCACCATATTTATTTTATAATAAAAGTCTTAGTGAAAAATTTACTGGAGTAAGCACTGATACTGATAAAAAATATTATAATTATTAAAATTACTAAAATTATTAATCTTGTAAATGTAATTTTTTTATTAAATCATACATATAAAAACTGCTACTATTTACAACAAATGCTCTAATTAATGTAATTGTTAGTCCATTATATAGACTACCCATTTTAATCATTTCTTTTAAAGTTTTATTTTGATATAATTGTTTGCGTGATTTTAATGTATCAATAGGATATGTAAATAACCAACTATTAACACCTGCAATACCACCAGCAATAAATGGATTAGTATATTCAATTAAATAATGATATGAATAAAAGTATATTGGTATAGCAGTAATTTCTCTACATAATGTATATCCAAATCCCTTATAATATTTTCTAACTATTTCTGATAATGTTTCTGATTTTATAAATTGAGATTGATCTTGGACAGATTTAGTTTGCAATTGGATTTTTTTATAATCAAATGGTGTTAAAATAAAAGCACTTATACTTCCAGTAAGCATACCTGCAATAAGTCTATTATTAGTTTGTTTATAAAAATAATCATAATTACCAAAAAGAAAAGACGTGCCAATACTATTCATTAGTAAAGGATATGTTATACCACGGTATAATTGGATTGGATTTTTGATGAATATTTTTATATCTCTAGAATTTTGCAAGTTAGTTTTTAATGTGTCAAAAGGGTGACCAATTAATACTTGGGTAATACCAAAAATATTACCTAGAATATATTCCTTCATTCTTCTAGATTATTCTAGATTAGATTATTCTAGATTAGATTATTCTAGATTAGATTATTCTAGATTAGATTATTCTAGATTAGATTATTCTTCTAGAATATAAAATTAAAAATATTTTGAAAAACAAATTCATAATGTTTTTCATAATAATTTAAAATTTATTTTTTTCGATATCTAAAATTACAAACTAATTTAATTAGTGTATATTTTATAAGTTTCATATGATAATGTATTTACTAGATAAGTTTATTTCATAATTCTTCTAGAAAAATAATATTATTATAAAGTATAATTTCAATCTTATATCTAATTTAAAATGTCTGGAGGTCTTATGCAACTCGTCGCCTATGGCGCACAGGATGTTTACCTAACTGGTAATCCCCAAATCACTTTCTTCAAGGTCGTATATCGTCGCCACACCAACTTCGCTGTTGAGTCTATCGAACAGACCTTCAACGGTCAAGCTGACTTCGGAAAGCGTGTAACCGCTACCATCAGCCGTAATGGTGATTTAATCCAACAGATGTATCTCGAGCTAGTTCTTCCCGCTGTTAGTGGTATTGCTGGAGCTGCTTCCAACGTCTGGGTTTATGGTGTTGGTAATGCTCTTGTTAAGCAAGCTGAGATTGAGATTGGTGGTCAGCTCATTGATCGTCAATATGGTGACTGGATGAATATCTGGTCCGAGCTTACTGTTCCTGCTGGCAAGCGTGATGGTTATGATGTCATGGTTGGTAATCTTCCTGGAAACAACAACCAGATTGGTGATCTTGACTGCACTGCTGTTAAGCGTCTTTATGTACCTTTCCAGTTCTGGTTCAACCGTAACCCTGGTCTTGCTCTTCCCCTCATTGCTCTCCAATACCACGAGGTTAAACTTAATCTTGAACTCCGTGCATTTGCTGACCTAATCAATTTTACTACTGCTGCTACTCAACCCACTTCTGGATTTTCTTGCAAGCTCTATGTCGACTACGTTTATCTTGATACTGATGAGCGCCGTCGCTTTGCCCAAGTCAGCCACGAGTACCTCATTGAACAGGTTCAGTTCACTGGTGCTGAAACTATTGCTGCTGCCTCAACCAACAAGAATATCAACCTAAACTTCAACCACCCCGTTAAAGAACTTATCTGGGTACACACCACTGCTCTCCATAACGCCTCTGGAATTGTTGCTGGAAATTGCTGCTGGTTCAACTATTCTGGTGAGAACGGCACTGCTGCTGGTGCTGATTCTTTCCAGACTGGTCTCCTCCAACTCAATGGTCACGACCGTTTCTCTGTCCGTACTGCTGACTATTTCCGCAAGGTTCAGAACTACGAGCACCACACCCGTGTTCCCCGTGTAGGTATTGAGCTCAATGGTGTTTTAGTCAACGGCACTTCTGCTGCCAATCTTTTCCGCAAGCAGTACATCTATTCATACAGCTTTGCCCTCTCCCCTGAGGAGCATCAACCCTCCGGCACTTGCAACTTTTCCCGCATTGACAACGCTGTTCTCCAACTCACTTACAATGCTAATGGTGGTGCTGCTGGTGTTGACTCTACCGGTCGTGCTTTCCAACCTGCTCTTAACGCCGCTGCTTTCAGCCTTAACGTCTATGCCGTCAACTACAACGTTCTCCGTATTATGAGTGGTATGGGTGGACTTGCGTATAGCAATTAGAAGTGCATTATATTGCATTATATTTATAATATTTTTCCAATAATTTTTTGAATATTTCCATACATTTATAAAAACATTATTCTAATATTTTTAAGAAAGTTTCCATATTTTCCATATTTTCCATAATAATTTAAAATTTATTTTTTTCGATATCTAAAATTACAAACTAATTTAATTAGTGTATATTTTATAAGTTTCATATGATAATGTATTTACTAGATAAGTTTATTTCATAATTCTTCTAGAATAATAATATTATAATAAAGTATAATTTCAATCTTTATCTAATCTAAAATGTCTGGAGGTCTTATGCAACTCGTCGCCTATGGCGCTCAGGATGTCTACCTTACTGGTAATCCTCAAATCACTTTCTTCAAGGTCGTATACCGTCGCCACACCAACTTCGCCGTTGAGTCTATCGAACAGACCTTCAACGGTCAAGCTGACTTCGGAAAGCGTGTAACCGCTACCATCAGCCGTAATGGTGATCTTATTCAACAGATGTATCTTGAGGTTGTTCTCCCCTATCAAGCCGGTGGTTCATTATGGGTATATGGTGTTGGTAATGCCATGGTCAGACAAGCCGAAATCGAGATTGGTGGTCAACTCATTGACCGTCAGTATGGTGAGTGGATGAACATCTGGACTGAGCTTACTATGCCTGCTGGCAAGCGTGCTGGTTATGACAATATGGTTGGTAATAATTTACAAGGAACAGTAATTCCAACTGGTACTAACTATCAATCTGATATTCGTCTTTATGTTCCTCTCCAATTCTGGTTCAACCGCAACCCTGGTCTTGCTCTTCCCCTTATTGCTCTCCAGTACCACGAAGTTAAGCTTAACCTTGAACTTAATAGTGTTGGTAGTTTAACAACTGATACTGGTGCATTTACCAATGCTGTTAGTATCAAGCTCTATGTTGACTACGTTTATCTTGATACTGATGAGCGCCGTCGCTTTGCCCAGGTCAGCCACGAGTACCTCATTGAACAAGTTCAATTTACTGGTGATGAAACAATTGCTGCTGGTGATTCTAATAAGAATGTAAATCTTAACTTCAATCACCCTGTTAAGGAACTTATCTGGGTTCATCGTCTATCATCTCTTCCTGCAGCTACTGCAGCTGGAGTGTGGAACTACATGAACTTTAGCACTGGTGCTGGTGCTGCAGCTACATTTGATACTTTTGCTACAGGTAAACTCCAACTCAACGGTCACGATCGTTTCTCTGTCCGTTATGCCGATTATTTCCGCAAGGTCCAGAACTACGAACACCATCAACGTGTTCCTCGTACCACTGCTGAAATTGAATTAGATGGTGCAGATGCTGCTACAAGATTCTACCGCAACCAGTTTATCTACAGCTACAGCTTTGCTCTTTCCCCTGAGGAGCACCAACCCAGCGGTACTTGCAACTTTTCTCGTATCGATAATGCTGTTCTCCAACTCACTTACTCTACTGCTAATCCCAATCATACCAATGCCGCCCTCAACCTTAAGGTCTTCGCCGTCAACTACAACGTCCTCCGTATTATGAGTGGAATGGGAGGACTTGCGTATAGCAATTAGGTGTGTATATTTTTGTATTATTTGCGTAATATTATAATTTTTAAAATCTTTTTATTATATAAAATTGAAATATAACATTATTTATTAAATAATTTCATAAACTTATTAAATAAATATGGATATTAAAACTTTAAACGTTGCTAAAACTGGTGAACAAGTTATGATAAATATGAAAACATATACTATCAAAAATGATATAGAATTATTTTCCGAAAATCAAGATGATATATACTGGCAAATAACTATGAAAAATAATATAAAATTTATTGTTGATAATAATAATATTTCTAAAATTATTAACATATCATATAAAGATTATGATGAATTTACTGCAAAATGGTACTTATTAAGTAATAGAGTTGCTTGTATTATTTCTGGTACTAAAAAAACTTTATATCTCGATGAATATTTAATTCCTAAAACAAATAAATTATTACATACTCATAAAGATAACGATAAACTAAATTATCGTATCAATAATATTGAACTAGTTAGCCAAAGTACTATTAATTCAAAACGTAATAATATTACTACTACAAATAATCAAGATAATCAAGATAATCAAGATAATCAAGATAATCAAGATAATGACATTGTTGAACTTATTGCAGATAATAATGATCAAATTAAATTTATAATAGACCGCAAATTTCTAAATAAAGTTTTACAATATAAATGGCAATATAATTCTACTATTGGTTATATTTATAATTATATTTCTAATGATACTTCTAATGATACTTCTAATGATACTTCTAATGATACTTATAGTAATACCAATAAATCTAAAGATTCTAGAGAAATGTTATATTTACATTCATTCATCTACTTTACAAATAATCAAAATATACAAAAAATAGAAGGATATAGTATTCATCATAAAAATATAAACAAATTAGATAATCGTATTGAAAATCTAGATTACATAAGCCAATCTACTCAAAATGCTATTCGAGATAATCCCACTAGAATTATTAATCATACTTCAATCCAAAATATCAAAAATGATATACCTAAATTAATAACATATTATCCTGCAAAAGGCACATTTAGTGATTATTTTGAAATAGATATTAAACCTAGAAAAGATAATCCTACACAATTTGAACGTATTCGCAAAAAAACTACAAAAAATAAAGACTGTACAGTACTAGATAAATTATGTCAAGCAGTAATTATAAGATATCTAGAAATACATACATTACATACTACAAATAATATACCACTAAATATGTTCTGTCTAGAAGGAAAACAATTTGCAAATATTACTGAACTTAAATTACATCACGAAACTTTGCTAAACAATATTCTTAATAAATATACTGACATAAGTAATAATACTTATACTATAAAATCTTTTGCAAAATATATTACTGAAAAATCTAAACGTAAATCCAACAGCGGTTCTTTCAAACCACAAAACAATAATAAAAAATAATAAAAAATAAATTTATATGTATTTTTTCAATATTGTTTCCAATGTATTTTTTTATATTTTTATATCTTAATAATAAGTAGCTAATACACAAAATGACTGCAACTACATCTACCACACCTACCACACCTACCACATCAGATGATGATACAAACCCCAAATCAACAATATTATATGACTTATATACCGCCTTTTTAAAAGATAACTGGAAATCATACGTACTATACCTAATCACTCTAATTTCACTACCATTGCAAAGTGTTGCCATGCCACATTATTATGGTGAAGTAATAAATTCATTAAAAGACGAAAATCTTGCAAAATCCAAACACTTATTCGGAGTATTACTAGGAATATGGGTTCTTATCCAGGGTTTTAGTATCGGTATTTCCTTTGTTGATAACTATATCTGGCCTAAGTTTCACGCATACATCCGTCAATTCTTCTTCGACTTAATCGTAAATCGTTATAATCAAAACTATCAAGAACTTAAAATCGGTATAATTCTCACCAAACTCATTAAATTACCCTGGATTTTAGATGATATTTCCAATCAAATACAGCGTTTTTTGCTAACTAACTGTATTCTTATTGTATCTAATTTCGTATATTTATTCCGACACCATTATTCCTTAGGCTTTATGTATTTGGGATGTGTTGCAATAGTATTTGTAATGGCGCGATTATATTTCAATAGTTGCAATGCAAATATTAAGAAAGTAGAAAATCTTTATGACGAATGCCACGAAGAAATCGAAGACACACTGCAAAATTTATTATCTATATACACTGCTCGCAAAATACCTGATGAAAAAGAGCGCATTGCAGACATTAATGAAAAAACACGTAAAGAACAATATATATCCGGCATATGTAATCGCAAATTCCGCATATATTTCTCTATCATAAATATATTCCTCTTTCTAGCACTCAATTATGTCGCATACAGACTATTTTTACATAAAAAAATAACTGTTGCATCACTAGTCAGCATTTTCATCCTCAATTATACTATTCTAGGCTCACTTATGGGATTATTTGAATCCAGTAAAGATTTTATGAGCTTACGTAGCCATATCCAACTCATCGAAAAATTTATTAATGAACTGCCCAAAAATGATGAAACTAGCAAGAATAAGAAAATACCACACCCAGAAACATTGGATATCGTATTTAAGGATGTTGATTATAAACATCCTGATGCTAAAGAAAAAATATTTGATAAATTTAACCTGAAATTGTATTCGGGCGAGAAAACCGCATTTATTGGTGGCATTGGTAGCGGTAAATCAAGTGCAATACGAATTCTATCTAAATTACAATCATATCAATCTGGAAATATATTTATTAATGGAATTCCGTTAAATGAACTAGATATTAATGATTTACGAGAACGTGTAGTATATATTCCTCAACATCCTAAATTATTTAATCGTACATTAGAAGAAAATTTAACTTATGGCTTGCCAAAGGATGTCACACCGGAAATTATATTAAAATTTTTAAAACAAAATGGATTTGGTGAATTAGAAAAAATATTTAGACAAAGAATGAATGAAAAAGTAGGTAAACTAGGTAGTCATTTTTCCGGCGGTCAAATTCAAATAATATTTTTGCTTCGCGCATTCTTTAAAAAGTGTAGCCTAATTTGTGCAGATGAAATTACATCTGCACTAGACCCTGTAGCCACACAGCAAATTAAAAAAATGTTAAATATTATATCTAAAGATAGAGCATTAGTTTTAATTACACACGATATGGAAATGACTAAGGATATGGATAGAATTATTAAATTCGAAAAAGGTAAAATAATAAGCGATATAACAAAAAATAAAAAAAATAATTAAACTATTTTTCATTTAAGATTTCAAATCGATATCCTTTGAATTCTTCACCAGACTGAGCATATTTTTTTATTGTTTCCGTAGACATTTTAAGTGATAAGCCTAATTCTGTAATACCTTTATAAATTTTTTCCTCATTATTTTTATATACTTTAATTTCTATACAATTACGTCTATGTAAATTTATACTTCTTTTTAACTTTTCTATTGTATTTTGATTTTCAATCTGATCTCGCTTATTTGCCCATCTTAAATTTACTAATCGATTATCATTATAATCTGAATTTATATGATCAACTTCTGGTTTATTTTCAGGATTTAGAACATTAAATGCCATTAACATTAATCTGTAAATTTTAAAACCTTTTGACTTTTCATTATTTTTTCGTAATCCAATACCATTTATATTATTTTTCAATATTTCTTTTTTTGCATTTCTTACTCTTCCTAGATTAGATACTTCATAATTAACATATTGATTAACTTCTGGATAAACAGAATCCTTTAATGCTACCCATACTTCACCTTCTAATGAATTATGATTTCTTGGATTTATAATCTGCCATTTAAAACCTTTATGATGTGGAGATTGACCATCGGAACAATATTGTACGTGTCTTGGAGTAAACCCATCATTTTTTACTTCCTTCCAATGTTTATAAATTTTTTTAATAATACCAGTTTTAATATCTATTTTATTGATAATTAAATCCTTTAAACCTTCACTTCTTCTATACTTAACTGAGTGTTGGCAATTTTCACTAGGTGTTGCCCATTCTAGCATACAAACTCTATTATCAGTTTTACCACCTAAATGATTAACTTCTGGTTTATTTTCTGGATTAGGTATAAATGCCAATGCAACCAATTGATGAATTCTAAAATGTTTTTTTATTTTAACTCCATCAATTATTTTAGTTAATTTTAATTCGGTATAACCTGCCCTATTTTTCCATCCATTACACATTTTTGTTTTATTACAATATTTACTCCTCACTCGCCCCATATTACTAACCTCATAATTCGGATAATCCTTAACTACCCGCCATTCCTCCACAGTCTCCTCATTTTGCACTACTTCTGCCATCTTCCAATAAAAAATATTATTATTGTATTATTAAATTAGTAATTCTTTAAGTTGAATAAATAAGATGATATTATTAATATTATCTGACATTTTTATTCTTCATTTTTTGCATTTTGTTTTTCTAATTTTTTCTTTTCATAATATCTTTGATTGGCTTGTTTTCGATATTCTTTTAATTTTTCTGGGTTTTCCTCCTTTAATTTATTCATATATCGCTTTTGTGTTTCTTGCACAGTATCCTTATTTTGATTATAATAATTTTTAAAACTTGGATTAGTAGTATATTTCTTTAACCTTACACTAATTTCTTCATTCTCTCTCTTCAATGTTTCTATCTCTAATTTTAACTTTGCATTTTCATCTAGCAATTCTTGCATTTGGTTATTCATTCCTACACACCCTTCCCTTTAATTAAAAATCAATTTTTAAACTATTTAAAAAAATAACTAAACTATTTATAATTCAATAAAAATAAGAGTTTTGCTTTTTATTCTAGCTAGATATTAAAGTCAAATGTATCTTAATAAAGAATATATTTCAATCTCACTTTTAGTAATTGCTCTAATATTAGGCGTTATTTCCACAAGTGGAAGTAAAAGTCAATTTATAAGAATTATTGATATTTTAGTAATAGGACCACTAATGTTTTATTTAGGATATTTAGGATACATTGGTAAAGTTAGTAATATTACATTGTTATATTTAGTCTTAATGTTTTTTGGCGGTACTACTATAACATAC